ATACATACAGCTCCATATCTACTTGCGTAAGATTTGCTACTGTTGGGTTTACACCAATAGTAATATAATATGGGCTTCTTGCGTTTATCTTGCTCATTTGTTTATGTTTACTTGTATTTGTTTTTCTATTCCTATTGAATAAGCTTTGACAAGATCATCTGGAAGTCTTTTGAATGCTCTTTCAAATGGCTTTGTAAAAAACATGCTAGCCTTCATGCCAGTCTTGTAAACGCTTCTTGTTATTATATATCCAGTTTGCTCATAAGATAAAAATCTTCCTTTCTTATCTCTAAATTGAATGCCTCTTCTACGCACCCACTTATCAATTCCTTTAGTCAATCCACCTTTCTTGCCACTTCCTGTTCCAAACTTATACGGACTGTTGGGAGCTTTAGCACTTGAATCCTTACCCTTAACACCTAAATCCTGGAACTTTCCATAGTCAGCCATTTTAAAAGCCATAGACGTTGAATCTTTACTTGATTCTATATCATACCCAAGACTATTATAAAGCTCTTTAGATGTATTCTTTTTGCCTTTAGTCAGATTGCTTCTGCTCTGCTGAATAACATACTTTGCGAACTTATTAAGCTCTTCCCTTAAGAATTTCTCTGCTAACATATATCGATGTCATTTCTAACAAAGACATCAAATGTTGCTGCCCATCCAGCAAGTCGATTCTCAAACCGCTCATAGAATGGCTCAAGGTTTGCATCTCCATCAAGTTGATATTGATCTGAATAAAGCACTCCTTTTCTCAAAATCATGACAAGCTTATTAAGAACTGCAAGTTGAGTATTAAGGATATCTTGTTCATTATTGTTTCCTCTAAATATATCAGTTGTTGCCTCTTTGCTTTCATCCACTATGTCCATAGCGAGTACAGATATATTGAAAGTAAGCGTTTGCTCTTGCGTGCTTACGTTATTTATAATGATATGAGATAAGGGAAAGATTGATTGCTTTGATAAGTCAATGTCATATATATCTCCAGTGGTTACTGTATTTACATTCACATCATCAAGAAGCTGGTTTTTGATTGCTTCTGTTAATAGGTAAAATCCTCTTACTCCTGTATTGCTCATTTTATTTAAATTTACTTTTTATTTGTCTTGCTTCCAGCTCATTCTTCTCTTTAGAGAAAGTCAGAAATGTTAAGCATTCATGCACATTTAATTTAGAGATATGTTCAAATTTTGTAATATCTCCGTTAGCGATTGCAAAGATGGAGTTATACCATCCCCACTTTCTTGTGAAATTAGATACTCCGCTAAAATCTCCTCGTTCTTCTTGTCCAAAGAGTTGATCATAACTGTAGACAAGTCCTTCCCTAAACTGTAAAAAAAAACAATAGCTCCAAGCACTGCGTCTAAAGGAAAGTCTTTTGCTTTCTCAAACTCATCTGGTTGATACTCTTTTATAAAATATCTATTTCCTCTCTTCATCTCCATTGGTCTAAAAAGAACATTTACAGCTCTATGCAAATTATCGTTGTCTGAAATGAAAGTATCCAAGTCAATATATTCCCCAAAAGTCATATCCTCTAGTGAAGGTATAAACCCATATTCAACTCCATCTAATTTGAAGCTATTAATAAGTTGATGCTTCGTATCAAAGATGTTGTTTATGATGTTGGATATTTCTGTGATATCAGTTGCCTTCATTCCTCTTACAGCTTCTCTTGGCACATTGCAAAAGATTTCAATTGCTTTCAATTGTAGCTCTGTTTCTGGTAGCTCACTTAATTTAGTGAACTCTTGATACTGTCCGAGAGTTATCTCATTCAATGAAGTTGGTATAGTAATTTTGTAATTCATATTCTTGTGCTTATTAATATATAAACAATTTAATAATTTTTTAGCGATTAATGGACTGCATATTTACCAAAGTTAGGTCTGCTTAATAATGAATAAGTCGCATACCTTACAGCATCAATGATATGGTTGTTCTTATCTACTGGTTTATTAGTCAGCTTTCCACTCCTATCCTCTAGCCATTTATAGTTCCTAAACTCCTGGATTGCATTCTCACTATCCTTTGTGATATGTATTTTAAACCTCTTTAATAAATCAATACCAGCATTTACTGAATCTCTGCCTTTTAATGATGGTTGTATATTATGTCCCATTCTTCGAAGCTCATCAATAAGACGTGGCTCTGCTGAATCAAAAAAGATTGTATTCCTTCCAACTCCTACTTGCTTAAAGTGATCACTTAAATCCTTTGTAGTCATCATTGTTCTATAAAGATGCTCTTGGATATATAAATTGTAGTCTTTCTTATATACAGATACTAAAGTGCTTGGGTCATTTGTATATCCAGCATCTGCTCCAAAGCTTACAAACTCTGCATCCTCTGGAATCTTATCAGCTTCATAATACTTGAAGATAGTTGCTTTGCTTACTCCTCTCATTCCCAGACCATAAATCTGCCAGTATTGTTCATCTGTTTCTTTTAATCGCTCAATCTCTTCAACGATGCTTTGCTCAAGGAATGGATTGTCTAGATATGTAGTTCTATAAAAGTCAGCATCATCTCTTGGAATAACCTTGTCATATATCCAGTGATATTCATCAGATGGATTGTAATCTATTATGATTTTTTCTTGCGTTCTGAATACTAACTGCTGCCAGTCTTCATAGTCAAGCTCATTGGCTTCGTTAATAAACAGCACATCTCTTTTCCTACCTCTAATCTTCTGCGGTTGATCAACAGAAATAAATTCGATGAGGTTTCCATTAAGCTTGTATTCGCTATTTGATTTGTTATGATTCTCTTCTCTATATAAACCATACTCCTTAAGGATAGTCAAGAAATCTCTCATGACAGTAGCTCTTACACTAGGGAAAGTCTTTCTGCAAATAGTGATTGTTCTACCCTTATCATTTAGGCAATAGTCAAAAACAAGGAAGAGCAAAACATTCCACGTCTTTCCGCTTCTTGTTCCACCCTCGTGAATAGCTATCTTACCAGTGCTGTTCCTTAAGTGTCTATAAACTATGTTAGTCTGTATCCTTGATCTTATCAATTATCTCAATTTTAAAATCAGTTGGCATTCCATCAGCTCCAGTTATTTCTTGTCTTTCAACGTATCCTCTTTTCTTTCCTTTGCTCTTTAAATAGAAAATCATCTCTGCTGTCTTTCCATCCTTAATGTTTTCAAACAGTTTGCTTTCCACAAAATCAAGAGCTATCTCCTGGATATCATTTACTTTCTCTGCAAACTCTGGATCATCTTTCAACCATCCATAAAAGGTAGTTCTTCCAACTCCAACTTTCTTACATGCAGTCGTTACCACACCCAGAGATTTCTCTAACGCTTCTATTATTGCTTTTTTATGTTGTTCGGTTTTGTTCATATTATTTCATTTCAAATGATGCAGTTATTCTATTTTTAGAATTTGAAGTTGATTTGCTATTTTTACCATGCAATAAACCAGTACCTCCTCCTTTTAATCTTCCAAAATTTTTACACATCCATTTATTAGATTTTTTTAAAGCATATATTAAACTTGGAGCAGATGTAACTATGCTATATCTATATTTTTGTTTTTTATAAATATTACCTATTTCTTCTAAAAATTTAATACCAAATCCAGCTCCTTGATAATCTGGCAATATAACTAATCTATGTACTTTTTTTATATTTTTTACTTTTGGATGAGGCAAATGCAAAACACTTAAAAAACCAGCAATTTGATCATTTATGGTTGCTATATAAACATGAGCTGCATTATTATGTGAGTGATTCAAATAATGGTGTTTAGCAAACATTCTCCAAATTGATTTGTCTTTTGCTTTGTATATGTTGAATTTAATTTTTGGTCTATTTTTTTTTTGCCCTTCAAAAGATTGAAAGGTCATAGTATCAGTATTAAAAACCCAATCAGGCATCAACCAATCCTCAACATCATAATGACAACTAACTGCTATAAATTGTTTATCTGTTTTTCTTATTGCTTTTTGTATAGCATAGCTTCCTATTTTTGCAACATTTCTATCCACAACACTTGTAAATTCATCAAAAACAAACATTTTATTTTCTTCCAATATAGCTCTTGCTAAATCTACTCTCATTTTTTGTCCATTAGATAAAACTGAATAAGGTTTTAACCAACTTGGTGGACTTGAAAAACCAACACTATTAAAAGCTCTAGTTATCTGATCAACAGAACATTCTTTTGGCATATCATCTAAAATTGTTTCTTTATCATATTTATAAGAAGTTATATATGATTCTGGAAATAATTGTTTTGCAATAGTTGTTTTTCCAGTTCCAGATTTTCCAACTATTAAACCTATTTTCCAATTAGATTTTAAATCAATTTCTCCCTTAAAATGTTCAGTTATTTTTTCACTTTGCAAATCAAATTTGCCAATTATAGATGCAACTCTAAAAGTTTTAGGTGCTGTTGTTTCTTTTATAATGTCAAAAGTCGGCATATAAATCCTTTATTAATTAATTCGTTATATAATTTTTCTTGTTCAATTTCATTTTCTAATTCAACTTCTAATCTATAAGAACTTTCTATATTGTCTGAAAGATCTTTTGATTCTGTAAATCCATCAATGTCATCCATATTTTGCCAGTTGTCCATACCCCAATCCTCAAGCTCAACGGAGTTCCATTCATTAGCCAATAAATCCCAATCCCATTCTCCAAAGTTTACATTATCTTTTACGATAAATTCTCTTTCTTGCATTGGAGTAAGATTATCTGCTTTCATGATCCAGACCTCTTTCAATCCAGCTTCCTTGCAAGCTCTTAATCTCATGTTGCCTCCAAGCACAACCATATCATTGTTTACGACT